GTACTAAAGTTTCTTTTAGTAAAGAAAAAGGGATATTAGCGATATCCCTCTGCATGTATTATTTTATGTATTCATTAACTTCAATGCAAATTATTTTATCGTATGTAATATAATCTTTTCTACTTAAGTAAGGTCCTGTATTATAATCTTTTGTAAAGAGATAATACGCTGGTCCTTGCCCTGCGCCTCTATCAAAATACCAATTCATAAAAGTATCTACATCATTCATAGCTAGGTCATACTCTTTGTCATTTTCATCTAATAACTTAATTAACAACAGCGCTCTATTATTATTTTCTTCAACCACTGCTGATGCAATATTGGAATCAGTACTTTCCACACCATTTTTCACTGCTCGGACTACATAATAGTATGTCACACTTGGGGTAACATTTGTGTCTGTGTAAGTTGTTGTTGTTATATCGCTAGCAATTACCGTATCAATTGCACTTGATGTCGTTGATCTTAATATAGTATAGCTATCTGCATCAGTAACAGCATTCCAATTTAAAGTTATTTGATATTGCTCTGCTATAGCTGTAAGATTAGTGGGTGCTGTAGGTATTTCTGAAGTTGTAATTTGGGGAGTATATTCTTCAACTGCATTAAGGTAAGAATTATCATAGCGCCCACCTATAGCATATATCTTTCCATTTACAACTGCTAATCTATGGAAATATCTTTTATCTGCCATTGATGCCTTGGCTGTCCATGTATTTGTTTCTGGATCATATTCTTCTACTGAGTTAAGGTAGGGACTGGCGACATTGCGCCCACCTATAGTATATATCTTTCCATCTACAACTGCCGCTTCATGGTAATCTTTTTTATCTGCCATTGATGCCTTAGTTGTCCATGCATCTGTTTCTGGATCATATTCTTCTACTGCATTAAGGTAAGAAGCACCATTGTACCCACCTGAAACATATATCTTTCCATCTACAACTGCTACTTCATGGTTGTTTCTTTCATCTGCCATTGATGCCTTGGTTGTCCATGTATTTGTTTCTGGATCATATTCTTCTACTGAATTAAGTCTAGAATCATCCACCCCACCTATAGCATATATTTTCCCATTTACAACTGCTATTTCATGGTAATATCTTTTATCTGTCATTGATGCCTCAGTTGTCCATGTGTCTGTTTCCGGATCATATTCTTCTACTGAATTAAGTTGAGCAGAAGAACCATTGTACCCACCTATAGCATATATCTTTCCATTTACAACTGCTACTTTAAAGTACTGTCTTTTATCTGTCATTGATGCCTTGGTTGTCCATGTATTTGTTTCTGGATCATATTCTTCTACTGAGTTAAGGACGGACCCATTGTACCCACCTATAGCATATATTTTTCCATTCACAACTGCTACTTTAAAGTACTGTCTTTTATCTGCCATTGATGCCTTGGTTGTCCATGTATTTGTTTCTGGGTTATATTCTTCTACTGAGTTAAGGACGGACCCATTGTACCCACCTATAGCATATATCTTTCCATTTACAACTGCTACTTCATGGTTACCTCTTTTATCTGTCATTGATGCCTTAGTTGTCCACGTATCATCATCTGTAGCAAACACTGACATACTTGAAAATAAAAACATAACCATTACTACCAGTATAACACCACCAAAAAATCCGCACTTACTTTTCATCTTATGTTCCTCCTTAGTATATAGTAATTATTTCAAATTTTATCATGGCATGTTATAAAAATATAGCCTTATAATTCATAATTTTTAATAGTATAATTAAATGTTGTTATTTTTTTCGACATAATATTTATATGTAAGGATATTATGAAAAAACCACCTTAAAATTAAAAGCAGGGTATTTATGGGTTATTCTGGCTTATCTAGTGCTGTGGATTTTCCAAAATAAAAAGCCACAACCATAATAATAATGGAATATGACTTGTCTGCATCTATCTTACCTAATGCACTTAATACAACAAATAACAGTACAACCAGTAATGCAATGATCTTTCTAACCTCTAACAATGCTTGTAATTGATCTTTCATACTACATCTCTCCTATCTCTTTGGCTCCTGCCTTCATCTTTGCTATTCGGTTGGTAAGTTCCTTAATCTTCATATCTCGGTTAAACACTTCTTTAGACGTCTTTTTCCATTGGTCATTAAGGTATTGAATATCTTCTTTTTGAGTTTCAATAATTTGCTTAAGTCGTTCATTTTCTTTTTCAAGCTCATCGTCATGGGTTTCTTTTAAAGCTGTTGTGTAGTTGTCCCAAGGGAAGTAATTACCTGGACACAATTTATAACTTGCAAACTCATGGTGTGTTTTGATTTTACCTACTGGTATCTTATACTTATCCTGCAACCTTTTAGTAAGCTCTACCAGTGCATTGAATTGAGCTTGTGGCATTTCCTTGTCTGCCATACCCTTATAGTCTTGATAGCAACCTTCTAGGCATATGCCAATAGACTTCATATTCATGCCTTTTTCTTTACAGTGCGCCCCTCTTTGGCTTTCTTTTCTACCAGTATAAACTTTACCTTCCTTGGTGATAAAATAGTGATAGCCTATGCCTGCCCATCCAAGAGCTTTATGCCAAATGTTCACATCAAATACAGTACAGTTAGTTGCTAGTGCATGATGGATAATGATGTATGCTGGTTTATTGTTATAGGGCACTTTAATATTAAAGTTACTTTCTGTTATCTTCATGTTTATCTCTCCATTTCTTCTTATTATTTTAATTGCATATAGATGACAATAGCTGTGCTAACAATGCCAAATACGCCACCTATACAGCCTATAACCCATCCTATGTGTTGCTTGCACGATTGCCTGTACTTATTAGCATCTTCTAAGCTTTGAAGCCTATCATCTGTTTCATTGAATTTCTGTCTTAATCCGTTGTAGTCCCTAATGATGGTTTTTGTCTCGATCATTGCGTTAGTCGCTTGATGTAATTCTTCTGTTATCTTACGTACGACTTCATAAAATTCTTTTTGTGTTACACCATCACTCATTCGTTTTCCCCTTTAAACTATTTTTCCAAGAATAATAAAAGTACCACTTACTTGTGCAAGTAGTACCCTATCATTATCGCTTAAGGTTATATTATTTAGTTTTTTATAGACCTTGTTACTAGCTGTTGCCTCACCGTCAAATTTCACTTTATCGCCTGTAATAGTGCCTATACGATACGACTCTCTTTCTCCTATGTTATCGTTGTCTGGCTCATCATAAAAACTCATCATAGGCTTATCACTCTCCTTGCAAGATGTTTCATTAATCCTCCTGCAGCAAGCTTCATACTCCATTCGGTTTCTATGTAGTTATTGTTTATACCCATCTTATTGTGTTTGAGGTATAGGCAATCATTAAAACTATGGTGTGGCATGATAGCACTATTGAAACGTATATACCCATAGATATTACTAGAATCCTCTGCTAATCGTTTGGTATAAGCATCTAAGCTAACTTGATCTGCAATGTCTGTTACCCTTTTATATTTTGTAATGATTCTTTTTCTATTTACAGTACTTGTTGGACTGCTGATACTATCATTAACATAGGTACTTACTAATGGTTCGTTATCGGGATTTGAGCATACTGTAATGAACTTGTTGGGAATGTTGAAGGTGTCAACTTCTTCTTCCATACCATTTATAATGGATATTTCATTATCGAAGTACTCATAATCCTTTGTCCTGTAGGATGGTAATACGTAGGGTTTGGCAGTAAAATAACCCGTATAATCTGTCCATAAAGACGTGTAATTAATTTCTTCCAGTAGCTGATTGATGATGGTGAGTTTTGATGTCCCTATTTCAAATTCTTTATCAGCACGTATTGTTTTGTCACTATCAGTTATTTGCATGTGATAGATTTTACAGCCTGTTATAATCTCTTTTATGACGTCTGTATACCTTCTACCGCTAGCATATAATACCCTCTCCTCTACCTTTTCATCACTCAAAACTTGTAATAAATCATAGGCTTCTACATCTCTAATAATGCTTACACCTGTTGATTTTCTTTTAGGACTAGACAATAGATATATGCCCAAACTCCATTCTAACCATATATCGCTATTAGGTACTTTAAACATGATAAAAGGCTGAATACGATCATTCAGCCAATCAATATTTATATCATCCGTTTCTTTTATTAAAAACCTTCCTGCGCGTTTGATTTGTGCTAAACTCTTAAAATTAACCTCACCATCTATAACATTGGTTATCTCATTTATTTTTACGCTATTGTTAGAATCAAGCAGCTTGTACTTGAACTTTACATCTCTTATACTGTTTCGTCCATGAAGGATATCGGCTACTTGTTCTTTACTAAACCCATGTTGTACTAATGCTTGCATTATACCACCTCATTGTAATCAACCTCTTGTAAGGTAAAGTGTAAATTGTATTCCTTCTTTTTGTCATCTCCAAGTTCTAATGTTGTAACCGATGCAAATATTTTTCTACCCCTGTTATCACGATATAGCACTGTTTCATTTGCTGTCAGTATTTCTTCTATTTTCTCAATATCGTCATTGTTTCTAATGAGAAAACTAATATTAAAATACTTACTCATGTGCTCTCCATATTCACTAACAGGTTTTTGCCTACCATCAAATTTAGTAGTGTATCTATCTAAGTTATACTTAGTGCTTACACTTCTATTGTATTTAAGGTTTATCCCATTACTTAAATCACTTGTCAGACATAGTTGTGATCCACGTATCAAGGCTACTTTCCCTTTTATTATAGAATCTTTATATTGTCCTGCTTCTGCAACTGCTCTTATGTAGTAGTAATAGGTCTTAGCACTCTTGATGGAATAATCTTTGTATTGCTCCTGTATATTATCAGCAATCTTAATATATGTACCCTCTTCACCTTCTTTTCTAAATACTTCAAAGTGATGTGTTTCAAGATCCCCGACTTGCTTGGTACAGTCTACAGTAACTATACCCCTTACATTATCACTAGAAAGGATAAATAATGGTTGGGCTGGTTCGGGGAATGCTGTGGTGATAACTTTTATCACTTCATCCGACCAATAACCATATTGGTTTTTAAGCGATAATTTGATGGTATAAGATTTATTGTTTTCCAGTGTTACGTCAACTGTATGTGATGTTTCAGTACCTACAACCTCACCAGTATCATATATGACGGTTTCCCCATCTAGCATCTGTATTTTGTAGCTAACTACTTCACTCGTAGCTGTCCATATTATATCAAACACTGGTGTATCCAATATGTCTGCATTCGTTATAACTGGTTCATGAGGCTTTCCTGTTAAGTGAAAAGATGACTGAACCCACGAACTAGCTATAGAATTTTTATTAAAAACTCTAAGTTTCCACTGTATATCACAATCATAACTAAAAGTATTAGCAGGCAATGTATAACTGGTTGCACTTGTTGTCTCAGATATCACAGTCCAGTTATTCCCACCATCTAAGCTGTATTCTAACTCATACTTACTTTGTGCATCATCAAGTAAATCTGTTCCATAAATCCAACTAAAAACGATATCTTCACTTATAGCTACAGAACTTAGAGGACTAGTTATAGCAGGGTCTAAAGGCTTTAGCAAATCATACTTTACCTCTAATACTACATTATCTTTTATCATCTCACCATAAGTTTGTGCTTCATCAGTCATATGGGGACCATCCCATGTAAATGATAAACCGTAATAGTTCCTGTGATTTTGAATTATGTTAGTCACATTAAGCTCATATTCTTTATTGCTAAAACCACTATTAAGCTCTATTCTACCGCTATAATTAAAACTTGGTTTATTATTATATGTTAAAGTATCAGCGTTCCATGATTCCGTGATACCCGCAACCATAAACTTACTTATAGATGGGTTTGCACCTACAGCATTTTGAATGGTAAACTTAAAATTTGCATTCCTAAAATTTGTATGTTGATCTAAAAAGGACAAATCGTATTCTGCATAATTTCGGTATATACTCGAAGTTCCACCAGTATGAGGATAAACACCATTAGGATTATTCCCATACTTTACTACATCATCGTTATTAAAATTTTCGTTTACACTATAACGATAGTCATACGTTATTTTTGTGGGTTTTAGAATCTTAGTTATCATTTCATATCCCTCGCTTAGTTTATTGCATATTGTCTTTTATTTTGCCGTGCATTGTTAGCCATTTCAACAATGTCATTAACTTCCTTTAGGTTAGATGCATCTACGTAAAAATTGAAAGTATCGCCACCCCAACCACTAGCTTTAACATTTGGATTGAATGGATTATCTTGTTTAGGTATGATTGCTTCTCCCTCATGTACGATTGCCACGTGATCCCTTGTTATGTAATTTGTCCCTGTAGCGTACCTAGGGAGATCTGGCGTCGTAGGAATCTGACTTGTTATATTTCCAACACCATTACCTACAGCCTGAAAAGTTCTTTCTACATCTTTTGTTTTGCCTGTTAGTACGGTTATGAGAGCCACTAATGCTATCAATGCGGCAACTACTCCTAATATTATAGCTGTAGTTTTTAATGCTGCTGGATTCATCGATTTAAGGAATCCTGTTAGACCTCCTATGGCTTTTCCTGCTTTTTGTACCCTATCCACCGTCTTATAGATTTTAAATCCTGCAATAATCGTCCCGATAGTTGTTATCAGTGGTATGATGATCTTAATGTTATTTGCTAAAAACATAACAAGCGTGCCTACAATAGATAGTATGGGTATGACTACATCAGCAACTTTTTTTATGGTCTTTTGAATTTTAGGCATATCTTGAATAATTTTTTCAACAAACTCATTTATATTAGGGATGACACCAACACCTATTGCTGTTGTTACAGCACTTAATGACCTCTTAAACGTATCCATTATGTCGGTAAATTTAACACCTGCATCTATAGCATCATCATTTAAAACAAGCCCTAATTCTCGAGCCTTTTTCTTAAGTTCTTCAACGCTCTCAGCACTTCCATTAAGTAATGGTAATAATTCTTGTCCGGACCTTGCAAATAGCTTCTGAGCCAACTCGGCTTTTCTAATACCATCGGGCATTTTTTGTAATGCTGTAATGACATCATTGAATACCTCTTCTTGACTTCTCATTTGTCCATTTGTCTCTTTAACGGATACACTTAGTTCTCTAAAAATACCAACACTTTCTCCTGAACCTTTTGCAACATCACCCATTCTTTTGACTAATGTTTTCATACCTGATTGAAGGGAATCAATGTCGACACCTGCCTGACTCAAAACGTAATCCCATTCTTGGAATTCTTCTCGTGATAGCCCTAGTCGCTGTGATAGTTTATCAATCCTATCCGCAGCTTTGGCAGAATTTGAAGCTAATTTTAACATGCCCCCTGCCATAGCTGTTATGGCTCCTGTAACGATGGCTATATTTTTGATTGCTTTCTTACTAAACTCTTTTATCTTTTCACCATTAAGTTTGAATGCTTTTTGTTGGGCTTTTAGCTTCGTATTGACACCGTTTATCTGTCCTTCCATTTTATGTAATGAATTAACAGCATTGTTATATCTAACTGCCAGTTTATCCGTAGCAACGGAGTTTTCTCCTGTTTCTTTTTTGCTTTTTTCGTATTCATCCTTAAGTGAAGATACTCTTTTACTTTGTATGTTAATCTTTTCGGATAATATCTCATGCTTTTGTCTAAGAGTGTCTGTTGTCTCACCGAATGCCTTTGCTTCACTGCTTACAGCCTTAAAGCTACTATCAAGTATCCTTATATTCCGATTGACTTCTGTAGAACCTCTTTCAAAATCAGTTTTATTCATGCCGACTTTGATAATCGTCCCGAAAGTTTTCACTGTCTCACCTTCTTTCCTACAATATATCTTCCATACTGTACGATAAAGCATTTTCATCCATGGATTCAGCTTTTGTCTCCTGCTCCATAATATATAAGTCAATTAATGCAAATATTTTACACATATAACTGTCCCAAAACTCTTCGTCACCTCGACCTAGTTTTACACAGAATATATAATACAAATAGTCCCAATCAAAGTTTTCTTTTATGTTCTGGACCACTTCTTCCTTTTCTTCTTTTTGTGGTCCTGTGGGACTAGTGTCTTTTTTTCATCTTCTAGCTCTTTTCTATCTTCAACAACGATTGAATCCATTGCGTATGCAAAGAGGTCCATGATATTATCAACGCTCATTTCGCCCACAACAACTTTTGCATCTTTCATTGTCGTTGTTTCGTCACTGGCTTTCATACCTGCATATAGCAATATCGAACCTGCTAAAAATGGCTTTTCCTCTGCTGATTTCATAACGGGTATGAATCCATCGTATTCTTCATCTAATATTTTCATAGCTCTAGCTGTAAATTTACATTCCTTGTAACTACCATCTTCAAATTCTATCTTAATCACTTCTACAGGTTTAACATTAATTTTTTTCATTCTTCTTCCTCCTAGACCCAATTAATAAGGGCTTAGATTTCTCTAAGCCCATGTACCATCATATACTTTTGTAAACCACTTGTCTTTTAGATCTACTGGTGCGCTTGCATCATCCTCAGATACAGTATAATTCCATATACCTTCTGTTGTCTCGATGATTTCAAATGCAAGTGTAGAACCTTTAGGATTAATCTTTTCGCCTTTTACCTCGTATTCTTCACTTCCTAGCTTCTTCTTACACTGTGGAAACCAAGTAAACTTACTTTTCTTATTGCGCTTCTCAATTTCATAGCCTATAGCCACATATGGGGCTTCGTCTGTAGCTTTCTTAATGGTCACACCATTGCTATCTACTTGATGCCCTTCCATATCTGCTAATACAGCTTCTTCTATGCCATAGGTACCGAGCTCTAATGTTCCACCTTCAAAGTTTTCAATCACATCTGGACCATCACTTGTATAATGTTTATCTGTAGAACTTGAAACAGATAATTTAATGGTTTGCGTATCAAATACTTTCTTAGGTGCTTCATGAAGCGTTATATCTCCATTTTCATCAAGAGTAGCTTTAGCATAGTATATATTCTTTACGTCTTGGGATGCCTGTTTTTTCATGTTTCGTCACCATCACTTTCATTATTTCTAAGGTGGGTAAAACGTAAGATTTTATGATATAGCTTTACATCATCCTCATAATCTTCCGTTTCATATGTTCGATAAAAATCAAGATTTTTCATCTTGGCTTTCACCTGGGTAACAAGATCAGTAAAATCTTTTTTGCTCCATACATCAACTTGTATGATTATTTCTGTTTCAGCTTCACCCTCAGATGTAAATACCTCACCTTGTTCACTTACTCTAAAGAATGATATAGAGGTTTTATCATTTGGTCTTTTTAGCCATCCAGTCGGTGCAACTTCATTTAATATCTTAAGGATT